TGGAACTGGTTCGCCTCCATGCTGTTCGACTCGATCGGGACGAGCTTGGTCTTCTTCGGCAGGACGGCCGCGCTGCCGCGGTTCGCGGCGCCGCCGTAGAGCGTCCGGATCTGCTCGCGGAGGGCCGCGACGGCTTCGTCGGGGATCTTCTCCTGGGTCTCCAGGACGACGTCGGGCCGGGCGGAGTTTTGCCAGAAGGCCGTCGCCGCGATGTCGAGCTGGCGGGCGAGGGCGATCGACGTCCCGCACAGCTCCGCCGGGGCCATGCCCACGACGCCGTTGTTCGACAGCCACCGCCAGTGCAGGACCTCGGACGCCGGCACCGGCTCCCATGCGCCGCGGTCGTGCCAGAACTTGTAGGCGAGCGAATAGTCGGAGAGCCGATCGACCTTCACCCGCGACGGGTGCATGGGCCGCAGCTCGGAGCAGAAGCCGCGCGGGCCGGGCAGGACGCGGGCGTAGGCGTTCCCGTAGAGGGCCGTCCAGTAGGAGACGAGCTGCCAGAAGTCGTAGGCGCTCTGCCACGGGTTCGGCCGCTTCCGCAGCGTGTAGGAGCAGGGGATCGCCGCGTCTTCCTTCCGCCCGTCGGGGAGCGTCCGCATGATCTGGAGGGGCATCACCGCCACGGCCTGCGAGATCCAGCGGACGACCCCGAGAATCGAGGAGACGCGGATCGCGGTCTCCGGGCCGATGTCGCGAGGCGACAGGCTCCAGGTCATGTCGGCCAGGCTGCTCCGCAGGTTGACGAGCGTCCCGCGGATCGGCCGCGCGGCGGCCTTGCGGCGCGGAGTGGCGGCGGGCTTGCGGGGCATCGGCGGACCCTCGGGCTGCGGGCTCGGCCGGCCCGCCGTCCGTCAGTCTCGCGCGGCCGCCCGGGCCCGGGAAAGTTTCAGAGAACGTGGATCTTCCAGTCGTCCGCGCTGCCCGTTTCCGCGTCGTCGGTCGAGGCGAGCGCGAGGGCGTTGACGAGCGCCGCGATCCCGTCGATCTTCTCGCTCGACTTCGCCTTGTCCGGCTTGATCATGCCCGTGGGGTCCGTGTAGACACAGACGTTGTTGGCGTTGAACGCCGCGACCGGGTTCGCCCCGTGCCGAAGCCGGCCCTCGACGACCAGGGCCTCGAGCAGTTTGCACGGCGCGTTCAGGTAGGCCGTCCGCTGCGCGACCGACTTCACTTCGATCCCTTCCCGCTGGAGGAGTGTCTCCAAGGCCCCGGCCTGCCAGGGATCGACCCCGACGCCGCGGATCTCGTGCGACTCCCCGTAGGCGACGATGTCGCGGGCGACCGCCTCGTGGTCGAGCCGGTGGCCGTCCGTGACCGTCACCCAGCCTTCGCGGATCCAGGTGTCATACGGGATTCCCTCGCGGACCCGGTCGCCGACGGTCTCCGACGGCACCCAGTATTTCCACTCGACCGAGTAGGAGCCGTCCTGCTCCCGGAACACAAAGGCCGCGCTCGTCATGTCGAGGTTCGACGCGAGGTCGACGCCCACCCAGCAGGGCCGGCCGGGGAGCGGCTCCAGCGGCTCGCGGCCGCACTTCGCCCAGTCGTCGCCGTGGAACCAGCGGGCGTCGGCCTGGGCCCAAATTCCGAGCCGGTATCGGAGGAACGACGTTCTCTTCGTGCCGCTCGTCAGGCTATCGGCGTAGTCGTTCGCGAAGTCCTTCTCGGAGATCGTGACGCCGAGGGACGGGTTCGCGTCGCGCCAGACGTCGGGTGAGTCGAGCCCCCGGGCGTCGTCTTCCTTCGCCTCGTAGATCTTCCCGAAGAATGTCGGGTTCGCATCGGGGCTCGCCTCGACCAGCCGGGCGTCCTGATACCACTGGTAGCCGATCCCGTTCCGCGACTCGCCGGCCGTCGAGATCGCCACGACGAGCGGCTGGGCTCGAGCAGCTCCCGCGTAGGTCAAGGCCTGGACGAGATCCGGCTTCCGGTGGGCGTGCAGCTCGTCGATCACGACGGCCGAGGCGTCGATGCCTTCAGCCCGCCACGAGTCGGCGGCGAGGCAGGTGTACCGGGAGGCAGTCGGCTTGTGGACGATCGTCGAGCGGGAGTCGATCACCTCGAGGGCCCGGGCGAGCTCGGGATTCGCCCGGACGCTCGCGGCGACGGAGCGGTAGATGACGCCGGCCTGGATCCGGTCCACGGCCGCGCCGAAGACGGCCGCCCCCGGCTCGCCGTCCGCGAGCATGTGGTACAGGACCAGGGCCGCCATGAGCGACGACTTCCCGTTCTTCTTACTGACGAAGATCGCGGCCCGCCGGTAGCGGCGGAGGCCCTGGTCGTCGACCCAGCCGTAGATCGGCTCGATGATGTCGTGGACCTGCCACGGCATGAGCTGCATCGGCTTGCCCGCAAACTTCCGGCCGCTCGTCATGGTGACGAACTGCTGGACGAACTTCACGACGCGGTCGGCCCGCTCCTGCTCGAACGTGTAGCCGGCGACGTACTCGGGTCGCCGCTTCCACGCCGGGCCGCGAGGCTTCCGCGGCGTCGGCTGTTTAGGCTCGGCCTTCGATGAACGCCTGGAGCGTGTCTCGGACTTCTCCACGCGATACCTCCATGCCGGCCCGGGCCGACGGTGTCAGGCCGTACTCCTGCTCGATCCGGAGCATCGACTGGGCCAGCTTGACGAACATCGTCGCGGCCGGCGTCGACTGCATGTATTTCACCTTGCCGTCCTTGTCCCGGATCACGAGCACGTCGAGCCCGCGGCGGATCTGGTCGAGGTAGCGGATCCACTGCTCGTACATGGCACAGTAGCGGCCGATCGCCTCGACATCGGCCGGCGTGATCAGGCCCATGGCCTCGAGCTGCGGGACGACCTCGTCCCACTTCTCGCGAGCCTTGCCGGTCACCCACTCCGGGGCGACGACGGCCCCGGCCGGCGGGACCGGCTCGTCGGCGTGCTTGCCTTCCTTCGACGGGTCGCCCCGCAGGAGGCGGAGCTTCGTCGGTTGTTTACGCGGTCCGCGTTTTCCCATCGGATGCCTCCTGGGATAAAAGCGCAGGGGTCGGAGTTGCACCGCCCCTTCCGCCCTGGTCGGGCGACGTGCCGCTGCCAGCACTTCCTGCGCGGGGCTTTCCGCGATACATGCCCGCACCACGCCGGGCAATCTCGGAAAACGGAATGATTGGAACCGTGAGTTGCTCGCGGGCGGTTGTGTCAATGAAGTAGATGTAGCGGAGCTGAAAGCCTGGGAGCGGCTTCCAGCCTGCATCCTTGAACGCCTTCATTGAAGACGCCCCGGTTTCGAGGATGTTATTTGCCTTTGTCATGGTTGTCCTGCTGACGACGGAGTATCGCGATTGCCCTTGCTTGCTGCCGCTTGCTGCGGCCGTCGGTGAGCGACGTTCGCGAGAAGACGATACGCTCTCTCTCTCTCTCTCTCCGCCTATGCCTAGCCTTATGCTTGTGTCGTTGAAGACTTCGCCTGACGGGGCTTGCCAAATCTGATCGTTTTCTTTGATGCCGGTCAGCACGAATCCACTCGCCCGGTAGATCGTCCCGTCGCCGCACTGCGTTCCGTCCGCGAACGACACGATCCATTTGATGTGCGGGTACGTTTTGCGAATCCATCGCATAGCGTAGGCAATGCACCGGCTTTCGCTGTTGCGAGGAAGCCAGTCTGCGAACGCCATGCGGTTCAGTTCGAGGAACTCATTCCAGAGCGTGCCCGACACGAGGGGCTGAATCTTCCGCTTGTCGAGCGACGGCCCGAACTGCATCGCCCCGCCGCAGCGACCGTTGAGGAACACGCCAAGGTGAAGTTGTGAGTTTTGCACGACCTTGCCGGAATAGTGCAGCGACTTGACGATCCGATTTGCATCGGCCGCCGAGATCGGCTTCACGATCAGGTCTTTCGCACTAGCCATCGAGGTACGCTTTGCAGATGAACGCTAGGGCGTTGCCGTTGCTGTTTTCGTTCACGTCCGATGCGTCGCCGCCGTCCTTCTTCGCCTTGGCAATTGCCTCTTCAATCGTCTCGTGCTGCGTGTCGTGGATCGTGAAGGTCATCTGCCGGAACGGTGCCCGGTCGCCGTCCGCTAGCTCAGGTGGGGCCGCCTCCGAAACTTCGTAGAGGTCGGCCGCCTCGGCCAGGTCCGCGTACATCTGCTGGAGCCCTTCGCTCCCCGTGTCGACTTCGCGGAGCAGGGCGTCGAGGGCGACCGCGTTCGTCTCGGCGAGGGCCGCGAGCGGGTCGAGCGACAGGAGCAGCTTGCCGGCCTCGGCCTCGTCGATGTCGAGGACCAGGACCGGGACTTCCTGCTCGGGCGTCGTCTCGGCCCGGAGGTGACCGTCGACCAGGATCAGCGACCCGTCGGGCAGCTCGCGGGCGAGCAGGGCGTCGGCGTAGCCGACTTCTGCCAGGATCCCGCGGAGGGCGTCGGCCTGGGCCTTCGGATGGGTCCGCCAGTTCTTCGGGTTCGGCGTCAGGTCGCCGGCCCGGACGCGGCGTAGTTCGCGGACGCGGTCGCGGATCTGCATGGTGGTCTCCTGGGGCGTCACGGTATGGGAGTGGCGTTACGGGTCAACCTTGCCCCCCTATCGAAAACCTCCGGAAACTAGCGCAGAGC